CAATCTTTAGGTGTGCATTAAGTGCTACATCAGATACAGATACGTTCAGTCCCTCAGCACACTGAGATAACATAGTATGAATCTTATCATAGTCCAGTAGCTCCAGCTCACCACTACGTTTCTTAACGTATACTTCCTTATTCATCTTTAGTCATCTCCAACATAAGTTTGTTTAGATACCATTGTGCTTTCTTTAAATCTTCTAAACCATTCTTATATTTATATCTACTAACATACTTGATAACATTACCTTCTACATATGTTAACTTCTGGTCAAGAATAAAATCTATAACCTCTATGTTACCCTGTTTATAGTGGCTAGGGTTTATATTATCTTCCATTTGTTTCTCCTTTAATGTTTAGTTGAGTCATTCATATTAATATAAACTTCATTATGATATAGTTCAGTACCTGCATCATATAAAAAGTTAGGGTCATCTTCTAAGATAACACTGATGCCTACAGCTAATGGATAAAGTAGTTGATTAGCAACACTACCTTTCTTTGTGTTATCTATCATAGCTAACTCCATCATACCATCATCTATTATAGATAACTTTAATATGATATCTTCAGACACCTATGCCCTTCCAATCCTTATCTTGTTTAACCATCTTAACAAACCATCTATAAGAATAGATTGATAGTTTAATAGTACCGAAGTTCATAACGTGTGTTTGTTTAGGTGCTAACTCTTGTATAGTCTCAGTTGTTACCTTACTCTGTTCTTCCTCAGGTAATAGAGCCTTTAACCACTCAACCATATTATCTTTCGCTTGTCTTCTTATCGCCTTAGCTTTTCTACCGTGCATAATACTCCTTAGTTACTTCATCTACTCTAGGTGTTACAACTACCTTAGTCAAGAACTCATCGTTAGTAGCATACCTAAAGACTCTAGCTGTAGGGTTACACGCTACCTTATGTGAACACCACTTACAAGAACTGTGTAAGCCCTCGTTACCGCCCTTACCTTTATCTATGGTGGGGTGACATCTAGTAGGAGGTACGTCTTGCTTAAGTTCTTCACGTACATTATTGATACGTGTCTCTATGTTAGGTAGCTCAAGGTCATCAGGTCTAAACAAACATAACTCACCTGTTGATTTGTTAGCCACAAAGAACCCACCACCTTGTTTCTTTAGTCCGTGTTCATACCCTGCTAACTGTGCAAGATAACCAAATGGGTCATTCTCTGCGAGCTTACCATCTTTAAACTTCTTAAACGAGAAGTCACTGGCTGTCTTGATATCAATAACAACACCATCAATCACTGAGTCTATGTGTCCCTTAAGACCACACACATCTACCTCTGCTTGTTGCATCTCTACCTTATGTCCTGCTAAGTCTACAAAGAATAATAATAACTCTTCAACAACGTGACCATATAAGAACCTAAACATAACATCAGGTCCTAACTCTTCTGCAGTAGCATCTGTGTTAACATCATACCATAACTGTCTGTTAGGTTTACCTACGTTAGACATCCTTAAGCCACTGCTCTGTCCTCTGGGTGTAGCCCATTGGTGTAGTACTTCTTCAAGCCCAGCCATCAACTTAGCTACCTTCTTCTTAGGCATCTTAAGTTCCTTACCTTTACTTATGTTAGTGAATAGTTTCTCTACGTCTACTACTAAAGTATCTACTGTTTTCATTATTTATCCCCTAAGTATTGTTTAATGTGTGCCTGTATAGCTTTAAGACAAGGAACACATTGTTGTTTCTGTTTAGCTGAATCATTACAGAAATGTTTTCTTAGTTTCTCATTAAAGTTATATAAGTATTTCATTGGAGTATACTCTTCTTTGTTATGTTTGTCAAGATAGTTCATAACTTTAGCTATGTCTTTTCTTGTGTCTCCTAGTTGACCAATACTTCTGTTACATCCTCTACATAACACACCCCTAAACTCCATAGTCTTGTGGTCGTGGTCATAACATAAGTTATCTTTCTTACCACACACCTCACAACAATCTGATGTAAGCATTCGTTGTTTATATTCAGCAACACTACACCCATACCTTTTAAAGACCTGGTGTTTTGTTTTCCAATCACGCATAGCCTTACTAGAATTATCTGTTTTAAAACAAGGATAACATCTATTTCTATACCCAAACTTAGAAGACTTGTCTGGTGTGAACTTCAACTCCTTAGCTTCCTCTACACTGTGTGCTTCTATACCGCACTTTGTACACTTCCTATACATATTCACCCCTTTAATGTGTGTAGCACCAGCTACTGCCAGTGGCTGCCTCAGCGTCCAACGGACACCTCATTTCAAAATGTTTACCTGCGTTAACGATAGACTCAATAGCTAACTCTTCAAACTCCTCTGTGTGCTCATCAAGAACCTCAGCTTGGAACTCATCGTGACAATTAAGGACTAATTTATAATCTAAATGCTTAGTAGTTTCTACAAGGAATACTAATGCCTGCTTCATAACAATAGCACCTGCACCTTGTAGTAAGAAGTTAAGTGCTGAGTGTTCAGACCTTATCCATAACTTCCTACCATCCAAACCTTTAACATAACCACGCTTGGCTGCAATAATAACTCTCTCTCTTAATATCTTAAGAGCTGGGGTATTCTTTAAGAACTTTTCTTTGAGTCTCTTACCATCCCGACTAGTACCGTTAACAATCTCTCCTATCTTAGCATCACCAGCACCATATAAATAGCCATATATAAATGTTTTTGCTTGACTACGTTCAGATAATCCAGCCGCTATCTGGTTGGCTGTGTGTATATCACCATCTAATATCTCCTTAGTGTATGCATTGTCATTCATATAGTGTGCAAGCATTCTTAACTCAAGACCACTGGCATCACAACCAACTACAGAATATCCAGGCTTGGCTATGAATAGGTTTCTAAAGTCCGCACCATACCCACCCTCAATACCCCACAGTATGTTGCCTTGTTTATCCTTATGTACTGCAGGAATCTGTGCCATATTGGGGTCGGAGTGTGTCATCCTGCCTGTCGATGCACCGTTAGTATTAACATATCCGTGTATGCGTGTGTCCTCACCTACCTTACCTAAGATATTCCTAAGCATAGCTTCTCTCTTAGAGATTAAGAAGTACTCAGCTATCAGCACACACTCAGGTATGTTAGTGATACCTTTAAGTACTGACTCATCTACAATAGCATTACCCTTATCAGTAAACTTAGTAGGTGTCCAACCAAAGTGTTCAAGGTAACGTACTATCTGTTGCCTTGAAGCTAAGTTAAACTCAGGGTACTCGATGCACCCCCACTCTCTATCGCTGTTGAAGTGTGCACCTCTTGCCATCTGCTTAGCATATGCCATAGACGGTTGACCATTAGCTTTCATTGGACTCTTAAGTACATTAAGTTTAATGAACACAGGTAAGGGCTTGAATGTTTCCAGTACCTTATCAATCAGCCCTTGCTTACGTTCACATAACTCAGCGTGTAGTACGTTAGCTTCACGTTCATCAATCAACCAACCGTTAATCTGTTGTTGATGTACGATTGTAGCTACCTGATGTTCCAACTCAACACACCCATCACTGAATCCTTTAAGGTCTTCAAGCACTGTCTTGTATACTAACTCAGTAACTCTAACGTCTTGCTTACAGTATGTTATCATTTCAGGTGACAGTCTAGTCCAATCATCATAGTCACCCTTATCACAGTGGAGATATTCACCCCACTTCTTAAGCCCGTGACCTCCTAACTTAGAAGGTTCAGATAGTCTAGACATAACTAACGTATCAGTAATCTTCTTACCACTGAAGTCTATACCCCATAGGCGTTCAAGTACTGGTACGTCATAGCCAATGATGTTGTGCCCTATTACCTCATCAACACTATCAACGTACTTCTGAAAGGTATCTTTATCTTTGAATACGAATGGGTCAAACTCACTGCCTATCTTCTTAGCACACACCACCCATATCTGTGTGGGGTCTAACCCATCTGCTTCCAAATCAAATATTAACTTAGAACTCATCATCATCTCCTGCATCGTTAGGGTTATCAACTTCTACCATTCTACCAGTATCTTTGTCATAATGCAAGTAACAAGCAGGTCCTGTTAGCCCAGAGAATCTATTCTTTAAGATGCGTACAGTAGTAGTGTTACGTATCACAGGGTCATCGTGCTGACCATCACGCTCTAATCCAATCACCATATCAGATAGCTGTCCAATACCTGCTGAACCTCTGAGCTGTGATAGTGAAGTCATACCACCTTCCTCGTGTGATGTGCCACCAGGTCTTTTAAGATGACTGACTAAGAATAAAGCAATGCCTGTCTCTTGTACCAGTGTACGTAGCTTAGTAACAATCTCATCAAGAGCCTTACGTTCGTCACCATTCTGTTGGTCAGATACAATGATTGATACGTGGTCAAGGAAGATGTACTTACAATCTAAACCCTTAGCCATATACCTAACACGACTAACGATGTTATCAATACTGTTAGACCCAAAGCTATCATATAAGAATACTCTACCTGTACCTAACGTAGCATCATAGTGTTGTCTCAATTCATCCTTATCTATATGTACATCAGGTAGGTGTAGTAATTGGTTAGCTGATAGTGACATAAGACTTAAGCCAGTACGTCTGATAGATTCTTCCATCATTAATAAACCT